ATTAAACAGTTACCCTTTAAAGTGTCAATGTTTGATGTCACAGTTGATAGTCCTGAGCATGAATTTTATAGCAATGATATAGTTTCTCATAATACAACTACCATTGCTGCCTACTTTGCATGGTATTTATGTTTTCATAATGATAGAAACTTAGCTATATTGGCTAATAAACAAGCGACTGCTTTTGAAATCGTAAATAAAGTTACAGACGTATTTAAAGGACTACCATTCTTTTTAAAACCAGGCATTGTAAACATAGGATCAGGAGGAATGCGTCTTGATAATGGGTGTTTCTTGACATCTCAAGCTACTACAAAAACTGCTCAAATCGGTTTTACTATTCACGTACTTTATGCTGATGAATTTGCTCATATTCAAAAGGGCATTGCAGAAAGTTTCTGGAGATCAGTTTATCCTACACTTGCTTCATCTGAAATTTCACAATGTATAATATCTTCAACTCCTAACGGAACAGAAAATGTATTTTTTGATATTTGGGATAAAGCTCAAAGACTTGAAAACTCATTCATGTCAATAAGAGTTGACTGGTGGGAAGTTCCAGGGCATGATGAAGAGTGGGCAAGGAAAATGAAACGAGATTTCGGCGAAAATAATTTTGCACAGGAATTCGGTCTTGATTTTGATAAAACAGGCTCAAATCTTTTACTTGCTGCAAGTGATCTTGCATTTATGAAACGTATTGAAAGAGAATATGAATTTCATGAATTGGGAAATATAAAAATTGATGAATTGCTTTACAGAAATTTAAAATGGCATCCAGATTTTGACCCAAATCAAGAATTTTCAAATAAATTACATCGTTTTGTATTCAGCATTGACACAGGAGAAGGCAAGGATATTGACGAAACAAAAGACAATGATTATAATATTTGTGATATATTTCAGATTGCTCCAAAGAGTATTGCTCAATTAAAAAAGCTCAGAATGGACGAGTTAACCATCAAGAATATGTTCAAGATAATCCAAATAGGGTTATATAGGGATAATATTAAAGATGAAGAGAATTGTGCTCAGGTCACACGAGGGCTTGTGTTCGATCAAATAGGAGATGCGCTTTCAAAGGTTCTTATTGAAATGAATTTTAATGGAAAATACTTTTTAGATAAGTTTGCAACTCATGATAAATTTGAAGAATCTTGTGTATTACACACATATCATACGAAGCCTATCACCGGAGAAAAAGCTCCAAGGAAAAAAGCAGGTTTTAAAGTAGGCTCTGATAAAGATTTTTTCTGTAAACTTGGAAAACGATTAGTCAATCAGAAAACAATGTTTTTAAATGAAATTGAAACTACCAAAGAATTTAAAGCATTTGGCAAAGCAAAAAATGGAAAATGGAAAGGGTTGGGAGTTCATGATGATATTGCAATGAGTGCTATTAATGTAAGTAGATTAGTTGAAGAAACTGAATATGAAGAATGGCTATTTGACTTTTTAGAAGAAATGGAAGATACTCCAGTTAAAAGACTTATTAATCAGCTTCTTGAAAAATTCGAAGAAAATAGCGATTTAGACGATGGAGAATTTAATACTATGTATGAAGATGATGTGCCATTTAATTTACAAAATGTGACGCCACTCAATGAACCTCGATATTCACCAAGTTCTACATTTGGCAAAGGACAAACAAATTACGCAACACCATGGAATAATAGTTAATTTGTTAGAATTCTTACTGAATATATAAATAAAGAATCAAATTTCTCAATGAATTTTGAATAAATAGAATAAAAATAATATTTTAATATGGCTACAGTAGCATTGGACCTTTCGCAATTCAAATCAGCAGGTATATATACTGTTGAAGTTGACAACTCAGAACGCATAGTTGTAACAACTCAATCATTAAGATTGATACCAGGATTCTCGGGAGTGGGCCTATTCAATACACCCGTTTTCATAAGATCATCAAAAGATTTAAATAAATTTTATGGATTAACAGATGCTAAACTTGAAAGAAAAGGATCATTTTTTCACAGATCAATTACCACTTCTTTGTTAGCAGCTCCTGTATTTGCAATCAATTTACTTAGCACTAATAATGCTAATAGTTCACCAACTGCAGATAAAGTAGAATTCATTGGTTTGGGATTAAATTCAGGTGTAAAAGAAGATGCATCATTATATGATACAACTACTTACACAGATTTATACGTTAATTTCTTCAATCGTCAAAGATTCTGGACTCCAGACCCTGAATATTTACAAGGTGTTGTTGCTAACAAATATCTTGCAGCTTCAGCAGTTGATGCTCCATTTTTCCAATTCGTTAATACGGGTACCAAAAAAATGTCATTCATTATAAGAAAAGCTCAACAGCTTAATCAGTATAATGTTGCTGCAAAAGATTGGTATGGTACAGAAGCTAATATTCCTCATGAATGGATACGTCCTAATGATTTAATCAAGGATTATTTTGTTCAAGTTATTGCAATTGAAGGTGATTGGACAAATTATACTTCTTTATCAACTGACCCTTATTACTCACAATTTTTTAACATAAACGGTGCAATCCCTTCACAATTAGCTAATTTTATTAATGCTACAAACGTTAATTTAATTGGTTCATGGACTGGAACAATTATTCCTGATTTCTTAGATCAAACTGGTGCAAGCCAATACATAGAAACTATTATCAATTCTAATACATCATTAACTGGCATATTAGTAAATATTAACAAAGAAGCCTTAGACCAATTGATGTGGAGCGAAAGTAATAGCCAATGGACTATGGGAGATGTTAGCTTAGGTAATGCAAAACAAGTTGATCTTGTTGGTCATAATCTTATTGATGCTAGTAATAATGTAAGTGCTAAATTCTTAAGTTATCAATTTGATGTTTCTAACAATGTGATTCATCAAAATGTTACATTAACAACTTATCCAGGAAGCACAACGGGTAGAAAATTCAACGTAGATGCATCTAATGCAGCATTAGTAACAGTAGGTTCACTTCTTAAAAAGACTTCTATTGCAGGAGTTCCTAATGGAGTAACATACGTTACTAATAAATATTATGATGCATCTCTTTATATTATTACAACTGCAGAAGCAGTAACTGCTGGAACCGTAATTGTTCAAAAACCTATTGATGATGCATCAATTTGCACAGCATACAAATTTGTACAACTTGATGGATTGAAACTTACAAATAGACATCTTCCAGGTTTTGATACTGCCGGCGCTCCTAATTTAGAAGCAGGTGTAACAAAAATCTATTCAATGTTAGAAGACGCTGGAATCAACAGAGGATTAACAAACAAAGATATGATTAACTATCGTTATATTGTTGATACAATGGCTTATGGATTAAGCGCTAATATGGGTGGAAAAGCTTATCTTTCAAGATTAGCAAAAGCTAGAGGTAAATGTACCGCTATCTTAAACGCTCCTTCAATTGCTCAGTTCGCTGCCGCTACAGACCCTTATTTCTGTGATACATTTGTATCAGGACAATCGATTCCATCCTTTAGTTCAGAATGGATTCCTCAAGGTGGTAACCCCGATATGATTAGATCATTCAGATTTAGTTTTCCTACTGAAGAAGATGGCGCTAAATATTGCGGAGTTTTTGGCCCGTTCTTAAGATACAGTGATGGAGCAAAACTTATTAACGTTCCACCTGCTGCAGATGTTGCAAATGCTTACGTAAGAAAATTCTTAGGTGGCAACCCATTTGCAATCGTTGCAAACAGAAACGGTATTCTTTCTAATCCTAATTTAGCTGGAGTTGAATACATGATTGATAAGACAGACAGAGATTTCTTGGAACCTTTTGGATATAACTCAATCGTTCAAAAACCAGTATCTGGACAAATAATGATTTATTCAAATGCAACAGCTTTCCAACTTGTTAAATCTGATTTCAACAACTTACACGTTAGAGAATTGCTTAACACTTTGGAAATTCAAATTGAAGAAGTTCTTGAACCATACGTATTTTCATTTAACAATCCAGTAACAAGATTGAACATCGTTAACTCGGTTAGCCCAATTCTTGAATCAACGAAAGATGCTGGTGCTTTAACTAAATACGAAATTGTAATGGACGATACTAATAACACAGCGGCATTAATTGCAGATGGTTTTGGTATTATAGACATTAACGTTTGGGTAACTGGAGCTCTTACAAAAATTGTAAACAGAATTACAGTTAATAAAGAAGCAGGCTTAAGTTCAGGCGGATTCTCTTTTTAAACAAAGAGACCCATTGAATAAGAATAAATAGAATATAAAATAACAAATATTATCATGGCAGAAAATTTCGCAAGCCAAGGCTTATTCGGATTATCCCACTTCAGAAACTCACGTGCATCACAGGAATTATTTGAACCGGTGTATTTGAATCTGTTTACATTACAAATCGAATTACCAACAGCCATTGGCTCAACTCAGGAAAACACAAACTTGTTGTTAGAAAATGTTCAAAATATAGGTGGTCTAAAATCTCATAAATTCCCATCATCTCCAGTTGCTCAATATTACAAATGGGCCGCTAGAAGATTCGCTGGTGCTAAACCATCTGAAACCACGATGGATCTTACAATAGATTTTCAAGTCAACATAGATAGAACGCCAAGTGCATATGTGCTTAAAACTCTTCGTAAATGGTGTGACTTAGTTTATGATCCTTTAACTGGACGCACCGGTATAAAAGCAGATTATGTTGCTCCTTGGGCGCTCATTACAATGTATGATAGAGCAGCCCGTCCCTTTTGGCAATGGAAATTATACAATATTTTTCCAATGACAGCACTTCCTGAACCAGCTTTAGGATTTCAAAGTGAAGAACTTTATGCCATTAATGGTTTTGGTTTAGCCTGCGACATGTGGGACGAAAGTATAGTGTAAACATTTTAAAAAAATAAATAGGAGAACTAAAAATTCTCCTTTTTGTGTGAAACTTTGATGGTTTTTTGATATACTATAATATATAGACTATAATACTTAAAATAATATTTTATGGCAGACGAAAAAGAAAATCAAGAAAAAATTCTTGAAGAATTTGTAAACAGAGAAGAAGGAACTCAAGTAGGTCCAAAAATTACACCAATACCCGTAACTACACAAATGCCTTGGGAAAAAACATTACCCATTGCAAATCAATTAGGCTGGATTCCTTTACCAATTGAAGATATGCCTACTCGCGGAATGTTTTACCCTAAAAATACTGTGATTGCAATTCGTTCAGCAAATGGCGGTGAAATTAGGCACTGGTCAACATTAAGTGAAAATGAACAAGACCCGAATTATCTTTCAGCATTAGATGATATGCTTAATTATGTTATAGAAAGATGTGTAACTATTAAAGCGGCAAATCCTGAAACAGGTGCATTATTGGGTTGGAAAGATATTAAAGAAGTTGATAGATTCTATTTGCTTTTAGCAATTCATGAATTAACATTTCCTGAAGGTGAAAATAAACTTCAAGTTAAATTATCAGATACAAAAAAACTTGATGTAAGAAAAGATATGGTAAGCTATATTACGCTTGACCCTAAACTTATGCAATACTACGATGAAGATGAACGATGTTTTGTGCTTCCACTTAAAGGCAGTAAAAAACAAATTAAGATCGACATTCCTTGTATTGGTGTAACTCAGTGGCTTAAAACTTATATTTTACGAAAACAAAGAGCTCAAGAACAATTTGATGAAGATTATCTTGCATATGCACCTTTCCTTATAAGAAATCATAGAGGATTAAGTGATGATGTTTATAACAAATTCGTTGAAGATTCTCATAAATGGGGAAATCTTGAAATTTCTATAATGGTTAAGATTAAAAAACTATTTGCCGATACAATCGATCCTGTAGTAAAATTTATCGATGAAGGAGGTGCGGAGCGAACTACTCCGCTAAACTTTCAAGGGGGGATTAAATCTCTTTTCATTATTTCAGATCCGTTTAGAGAATTGGGATAAAATCGAATTTATTTTTGCTTTTAAAATTCATGTTCCCCCTTCTGAATTGGAACGATTAGAATATTATCGAATACATAATTTACTAAAACAGTATGAAGAACATATAGAAAGAGAAAATAAAGAAGCTGAAAAACAAAATAAGAGTGCTGGCAAATCATCACAGTTACCAAAGACACCAAAAATTCCAAGCTATGGGGATTATAAATTACCCCCAATGCCAAAAATGGAGATGCCAACATTTAAACACTAAACAATCAAGGACACGAAAGTGTCCTTTTTTGAGTGTGAATAGATATATAAAATAAAGAAATACTAATGCGAACATCTACTGAATTACTAACTGATATTTTAGGCATACTTGTAAAAGTAAGTGCAAGCATAGATTCAGATAAGTCTGGAAAAACAAAAGAAAGAAAAGCTCCAGAAACTATTCAGAGTAAAGCTACTAAAGGATTGGGAATGAATTTAAAAAGCTTTGCTCAAGATAAAGCTACGAATGAAAAAATACGAGATACAGCGTCAACTATGAAGATTTTAGGAGGGGCATTAAATCCGTTAGGCTTTGCTATTTTTAAATTCAATATGTTTGCCTCTGATAAGGCAAAAGCTGCAATAGTTTCATTTTTACATGATATTTTAAATATAGGAAAAGATATTGAGGGCGGAGCTGTGGGTGCTGCAAAATCTGTAGCAGAAACAATAGAAATTCTTTCTACAGCCTTGCCTAAATTAGCATGGGGAACTTTTCTATTCGGTTTATCATCAAGAATGGGATTAGTAGCTTCTGCTGCTATGGGTATTGAAGTTTTATTCACAGCACTTGCAGCAGCTAGTCCTCTTGCGGTTGCCGCATTACCAGCAGCAATTGTGTTAGGACTTATAGGTGTTGCTTTGATGGGTGTTGCTGAAGTTCTTAAATCAATTGCAATTGTTATCGTTGCCTTTGCAGCTTCAGTTGTAATTATGATTGGTGCTATTTGGTTAGCTTCAAAATTATTTGGAGTAAGCCCCGATGAAGCAATGGGAATAGTTGTAAAAACGATTATCATTTTAGCGGGTGGATTTGCACTTATAGGAATTCTATCCCCTTTAATTATTTTATCCGGGATGGCAGTTGCATCTATGGGTGTAGGAATGGGGCTTTTAGGGATTGGACTTTTAGTATTTATGGGTGCAATATCTCTTATTAATTATATGACTGGTGGTCAAAAAGCAACAGACGATGCGTTAATTGGAACATTTAAATCAATTGCACTTATAGCTGCAGTATTTGCTGGCATAGGATTATTTTCAGGCTTAATAATTATGGGTAGCGCTGCTGCTTTAGGAATGGGAGCAGGAATGATAGTTTTATCAGTTGGTATATTAGCATTAGGTGGAGTATCAGCTTTAATAACGAAATTATTCGGACTTGATATGTTCGATATGCTTTTAGGCGTAGCAAAGGGTATAGGAGTAATGGGTTTGTTATTTGCGGGTTTAGGCTTATTAGCAATCGCAATAATTCCAGGCACTGCCACATTATTAGCGATGTCTATTTCATTAGGATTATTTGCCCTTTCAGTATGGGCCATAGGAGCTGTTATTAAACAAATTGGAGGAACGGAAGGAGTTAAGGGTGTCACATCAAATATTGAATTATTAGTAGGAGGTGTAATAGGAGGTGTAATTTCAGGATTCAGTAAAGGCCTTGGAACGGGAACAGAAAAAAATCCATCTGGCTTTCTTGGAATGCTTGGAAAAGTTGGTCAGGTAGCTCTTAATATGGCTGCACTTGTTGGCGCTATTGCTATGATAGGCTCATTATCATTTTCACTTATATTATTTGCAATGGCACTTAAAGCATTTGCTATCGCAGGTGTTATCAAAACTATTGTAGGATATGATAAAGAAGGGAAACCAATTTTTGGTGAATCTATTGATGTTGCAAATATTGGAAATAACATATCATTAACATTAGGTGGATTTTTTAAAGGTCTTGTACAAACATTCAATGATCCAACAAAACTTCCTGATGAATTTGCAGTTGCTAAGATGACGAACATTTTAATGGGCAGAAGTGGACTTAAATTATTAGGAATTACAATTATTTCAGGGCAACCCGGATTATTAGATGCAATTTCTAAATTCGGAGATGTTCTTACGTTATTTGCAAAAATTGATCAAATTCCAGTATATGAAGTAGATAAAAATGGTGTTCAAAAAGTAAAGGGCTGGACAACTCCATCAAAAATTGCGGTAAACATTGTTTCAGCAATAAGATCTTTCTTTGATGCATTTAAAGGTAGTTCATCAACATTAAAAAACTTATCATCTACCACAGCGCAAGAAATTGCTGAAGTTTTACTTGGTCAACAAGCTTATAAATTTTTCGGATTAAAAATTGGAAAAGATAAAATTGGAATATTAGAACCGTTAATGAAATTTGGAGAAGTTCTTCAAACATGGGCTAAAATAAGTTCTGATGGTACAATCCCCGTTGAATATGATAAAGATGGAAAAGTTACAAAATCAGTAAACATGAATACAGTTGCATATGGTATGGGCACAGCAATTTCTGGATTTTTGCAACGTTTAGTAATAGGGTTTAAAAATCAGGCAGGCCCTATAAAAATTGCTACTGCAAGTTTAACAGCTTCACTTAGTACATTTTCTGTGGTAATTAGTCAATTTGACACTCTTTCAAAATCAGTTCAAAACATTGATTTATTAGGAGATTCTGTAGGAAAACTTGCAACAAATATAGGATTGCTAGTTGGGAATATGAGCGGTTTAACCGCAGATAAATTAGATAATCTTCAAAAGATTGCAGACATTTCAAATAAAAATGCCGTAAATATGACAAGTGCTAGTAAGGCATATGTTAAACAGCCACTTCCGGGCAATCAGGGTTCATCTTGGGGTAATGATAATACTGGTGCTGCGGGTACTGAAAATTGGGACGCTATTGGTACAAAAATAGCACAAGCTGTTATGACTAAACTAAATGGACAATTTGTATTTGAATTTCCTGATGGAAAAATGGCTGGAAATGTTACATTCGGAATGAAGAAATAAAATCATTAGTTGTGAAACCTAATATAATTATGTGCATATAAATTATTTAATAAAATTTTATAACTTATATGCAACAATACTTAGATGTACTTCAAAAAATTCTTGATGAAGGAGTAGAAAAAGAATCTGGTCGAGATAATATGCCTAATACAATGGGCATTTCTCATGCTGTCATTCAGATGGATTTATCTAAAGGTTTTCCACTTTTGACAACAAAGAAGCTACACTTCAAAGGAATTGTTAATGAGCTCCTTTGGTTCTTAAGAGGAGATACAAACATCAAGTGGCTTATAGAAAATGGTACAAACATCTGGAACGACGATGCATATCGCTGGTATTTGAAATTCGCCGAAGACAACGGAGGAGATGAACAAAATTGTATCTTAAAGTTCGTGCCTGAACATGACTGCTACAGCATGTATACACACGAGGAGTTTGTTGAAGCTGTGAAGAACACACCAGCAGATGAACTTCCAGTTTACAAGTTCACAGAAACTTACGTTAAGAAACACGGAGGCATAACAGAGTATAAGCTCGGTGACCTCGGAAAAATATACGGCTACCAGTGGAGAAACCAGAACGGTGTAGACCAAGTTAAAGACGTGATCGACGGTTTAAAGAAAAATCCTTACAGTCGTTACCACATCATCGATGGATGGAACAAAGCAGACTTTCCTGAAATGGCGCTTCCGCCTTGTCACTTACTGTATCAGTTCATTGTTAGACCTCTTACCACCGAACAAAGATGGGAATATCTACAGTCAGTCGAATGGAACGATTTCAAACAACAGTCGGTTGAAGACACTGAACTCAACAGGATATGTAACGAACACAACGTTCCAAAATTCTATTTAGACCTCAATCTCTACCAGAGAAGTTGTGACACAATGTTAGGAGTTCCTTACAACATTTCATCTATGTCAATTCTCTTGAAGATCATGGCAAAGGTCTCGAACATGCTCCCAGGTGTAGCAACATGGATTGGTGGCGACACACACCTCTATGTCAACCACTTGCCTGCCGTAGACGAACAGCTTGCAAGAGAGCCTAAAGAGCTTCCGACTATGGAGATAAATAAGGAAATAAATACATTGGAAAATATACTGGCTTTAAAGTTTGAAGACTTTGACCTGCAAGGATACAATCCACACCCGAAGCTTAAAAATCCTACTGACTTATTCACTGGAATCAAAAAACTTGACAGCGATTTTATATCGAAACGTCAGTTAGGAGTGGTCAATGACAATGGAACCGTGTCAGTCACAGAGATATTAAGCTATGACGTTCACCAAAACCCTAACGCAATAACACCACAATGATCTATTTAGAAGATTTTCTTGCAATGAAAGACGTTGGTATGTCTTATAAATTTCATGAACAACAAAAAGTTATACAAACATTATGATATACACATATATGGGAATACCTCAGCAATTAACCATTATCGAGATTATTGAAATTTATCGCGAAAAACGCAATGATGCGGCCGGTTTGCTTTATGACAAAATAATCGATGAATCTGGAACTCCTCTTGAAATTCAAAGCATGATAAAAAATATTAACAAATTGAATAAACAAATAAAAAATATTTATGATATAATGAATGATTTTAAGATTTTATTAAATTCATCTGAAAATAAAATAACAGAATAAATGGCATCAATGTATAAATATGAAGAGGCCCTTACATCGAAAAATTTGATACGCTTTATCCTAATGGCTATAATTTAAGTCCGAAGGGAGGTATAGGATTCAAAGGAGCTACACATTCTGAAGAAACTAAACGTTTACAAAGCGTATGGCAAAAAGGAAAAACCTACATTGAATTATATGGCCCTGAAAAAGCTGCACAAATGAAAGAGGCACAAAGTCAAAAAAAAGTTGGAACAACACACAAACCCCTTAATGAACAAATGATTGAAAAATATGGTGAAGAGGAAGGAGTGAAACGATATAAAATTTTTATATCTAAGCAACATGATAAAAAAATTGGAACAACACATAAACCTCTTAATGAACAAATGATTGATAAGTATGGCGAAGAAATTGGTCGTAAAAAATACGAAGAATTAAAGATAACAAACAAATATTATAACAATAAAGGTGAAAACCACCCAAGTTGGAATACTAAATATTCATCAGAAAGAATAGAAAATGCTCGTAAATCTGCATTAAAAGGTTTTTATACACGATTAGATAAAGATAAAATTGAATTGATACATATTCTGATTAATCAAAATGTATCTTATTCAGAAATAACAAGCAAAACAATTACTATTTAAACAAAGTTAAACAAATAATAAAAGAAAAATTATGGGAGCAATCCGCAAATTAGCATTAACTCTGAATTCATTTGACGCAAGTGAATTATTAGAATCTACAATTTCGCCGATACGTGATCAAGTTGATTACGTTGCAGCATTTTATCAAAAAACATCATATTGGGGAAATAAAATGGATCCTGAGGATATGGAAGAACTTCATCGCCTTCAAAAAATTGGGCTCATTGATGAACTTATAGAATTTAAAACAGATTTAGCTATTTACGCTCGTCAACAAGAAACAGACAAGCGTAATATGGGCATAAAAATGATGAAAGATAGAGGTTTTTCTCATGTTTTAAATGCTGATGCAGATGAAGCTTACGACCCAGAACAATTTAGATTTGCAAAATCTGAAATTAATAAGCATGGGTGGCCAATAACTTATTGGAGTTATGTTAATTATTATCGCGATATGGAG